GCTAGTCCCTAAACCACCTAGCATTTGAAAGGAGTCATTATGTCTAAGAAGAACATCACCAACGCTGAAGCTGTCGCTCAGAACACTGCCAACTTTGTCGGCAACGAGAACCTCACCGTCCTGGACCAGACCGAAGGCCTTCTGATGTGGGCCGCTGAGCGGTATCCGAACGCTAGCCTGCGTAAGCTGGCCGCTGCCACCAACCTGTCCTACCCGGTGCTGCTGAAGCGCTCCAAGGCACCTGTTGCCGGCCAGCCGTACGATCCGGAAGCCACCAACTGGAAGGCTGTTGCGGAGTATGTGGTCAACCATGATGTGCATCTCGAAGATCTCGACTGGGAGGCTCTGAATGCCCCGAAGCAGCGTGCTGGCACGGTTGGTGTTGGCAAGAGCTTGTCCGATTATGCAGTTGGCCAGAAGGTGTGGCTGCGTCGTGACAACGAGGTCCCGTACCAGATCGTCTACATGACTGAGACGCACGTTGTCCTGCTCCAGGATGGCTCCACCGAGCCTATTGCCTGGAGTGCTACGACGTTCCTGCTCAACGGTCCGGCTCTGCAGCCTCGCGTCAAGAAGATCAAGGCCACCGTTGAGGACGAGATCGAGGAAGCGTGAGCTTCCCGGTCTCGGAAAGTTGAGGAGGTTGAACATGAAACTCAGGACTAAACGCGCGATGTGCATGATCGTCGGTATCGGCGGAGTGCTCCTGATGGCAATCACGGCAATGCAGTCCGACTCAGTCAACATGCAGTTGAGCACGATCATTCGCCAGGAGGCCTTAGGCCTTGCCATGTGCTGGGGCGGATTCTACAAAGGAGGTTACCTGCAATGAGCTATGAGACACCTGAACCGAGCCTGGCTCCTAAGGAGCCGAGAGTCCTGCACTACTGCACCTGTTGCGGAGGTGAGATCTACGAGGGCGAGGAGTACTACCACATCGAGACGTTCAACCCGAGCATGCGCACGTTGAACATCTGCAAGGACTGCATGCGATCCTCGAGTCGGGTTGCGGGGGAGGATGACTGAGTGCAATTCCTGTCAAAAGAGAATCAGCGTCTGTTGAGACACATGAGGCGCAAGGCCAGTAGGCGCTCCAAGCAGCGCGCTAGGTACAACAAGCAGCATCCGTTGGGCACAGGCCCGTTAACACAAACACTTCGGCCAGTCAAGATCGGCATCATGGCCTTCCTGGTTGACCTGCTAGCGCACAACGATTACTGAGCACCAGGCTGTACAAATTGTATACCGAAAAAAAAAACAAAAAAGTTTCAAAAAACAGTTGATTTCTGTGCCCAAAGTGTATATAATATGTTTGTAAGATAAAGAAACAAAACTTTGGGAGGTCATTACAATGAAAGAACTGTACAATCACTTCAATCGCACCGGTTACTCCAAAATCAATTGGTGCACCAACCTTGACGTGATCAACGCCCGTCGCAAAGTCTTCGACGAAATCAAAACCGTCGAAGAAAAGCCCAATCCCAACCGCAGATGTGCAAACTACCCCCTGCGTACCTTTGAGTACAAAGACTTCCGCTTCGTTGAAACGCTCAGCACCCGCGCTGGTGACCGTGGTGACCTGTACTACGCACCCACCGGTGAATTGGTTGCGACCGACGCTGACTTCTACAACTTCAACACATTCGTGTGTTGGTTTTACAACTTCCGTTGATTGGTTGGGGTGGTTATCCACCCCTTACAATCAAACGATTGGTTGCGCACAGCACAGCTGACTGGTTGAGTGGATCAATCAGCCCCGCGATCAGTTGAAGGGGATAGCCCCGACCAGGTGTACTGCACACAGACTCAATCACTCAGCAGAGGAGCGTTGAGCGGGGACTCAGCTGCACACTGCAACCAATCACCCACTAAGGGTATAGTGCACATTGAAAACTAAAGAACAGTTTTTTGTAACCGAAAAAACGGGGTTTGCGGAGCTCTAGAAATGACGCTCGCGAGACCGCTGTTTGACTAACTAAAATGAAAACCGTTCAGTTCCGTTTCTGCTCCCTTTTCATTTCATTTCATTTCATTGTTTCTCATTTTTCTTTAATAATAAAAATAATAATGAATAATAAAGAAAAGAGAAAGGAAGAAAAGGAAAAAGAGAATGACCAGTACTGACTGAATGAAATCATGAAAGTTTCAGTGAAATCAGTAAAAACAATTGGTCAGTCAAACACGTGGTTCTCGAGCACCATATTTTCGCGCCAGAGAGTGTGGTTTTTTTGGTTACAAAATTTAGTTTATTACTTCAGAAGGGAGGTAAAACCTTAAATGTACTGCAAAGTGACTCATCCAATCCTAAGCTATGCAGCAGTCCAACAGCAATGCCACCAGCTGGATCAGTTCATTCTCAACCTGCAGACCCCAGCCCCACCCCCAAGCGCAAGCGCAAGCGCAGTCACAACCAGCTCAGTCGCAAACAGCCCAAGCTCAACTCAAGGAGCAGGCGCACCTGATGCCCAACTTCCGGGCCAGTCTCAACCGAGCCAGCTCAACCAAGCGCAGGCAGCTCAGCAGCAATCGAAACCCTCTCAACTGATCCCGTTGGCATCTGTACTCGACTCAGCACAGGGCGATGCGATCTGGTTCGCGAGCCCTCGCAATGCTCAACTGCTACTTGAGTCCGCTCAACTACCCAGACGTGAGCTAGAGCCGGGTGAAGCTGGCTCGCCATTGCTATACAGAGCAGCTGGGTGCAATCGAGCTCGAAGGTGCTGCTGCACTTGCACTAAACTTTGTGATCATCGATGCTTGCATGACTGCTTTGTGCGCCTGTGGCTCTGGAAGCGAGAGCTGGACTCGCTAGGTGTCGCAACTAGCCCAGCTCAACTTAACCACTCAGCTCAACTGGCTCAACTGGCTCAACCTGACGAGCAAGGCGGAAGCGCCCGACTGGTGTCAGCAGCGAGTCCATACTTCGCAACTCAATGCGCGGTGCTGAATGTGTACACTAGTTATAAACAGCTGTCACAGGTCATCGGCTCAGCTGTCTCAGCGAGAATGAACACGTACATTCGAGAAGCACAAGCTCGAGGCGGCACCAACCTCAACGCAATGGACTACTCGATGCAGCTCAAGCTCAACGCAAAGGGAAAGCCGATTGCAGACCCTGACACCGGCAGGCTGGAGGTCCTGTACTGGCCTCAATCAGGCTTGTGTCCATTCTGCTTGCCGGACAGAAGTTATCAACTCAAAAAACGAATGAAGAAAGTAGGTATGCCTAAATGAATAGTAGCGATGATTATATCAGTCGAAAAGCTGCTGCAAAGCTGCTGGGGTACACTTTCGGCGCGGACGTTGCACGAAAACTGTATGAGGTGCCCGCCGCTAACGTTAGTGAAGCCCAGTCTGTCGTAGTCAAGGAGGATGAGCTTCTACAACAGCTGCGCGAGGAAGCAGAAGTTGTTGAGTTTCAGGTCTATCTGAATCAGTACAGACAGGCTCTGTATCAACTGAATCAGTTCATTCAACAGAACACGCTCGGTACGCTGATGCTGAGTGAAGCAGTCGGCCTGGACAAGGATGCACCTTATGGTGGCTTGGACCTGTATCTCATTCCGAAAGACCCGAGCTTGTACGCCAAGCCCAGCCTGGTCAACCTCGTCAGCTCAACGAACCTGTTCAACATCTGGCAGCGTTCAGAGCACGCGCGGTCAGCAGACCAGCCGCTACCTCGGTTCGACTGGTCCAAGCTGGAGTTCCCTCGCTTTGGACCGTTTAAGTTCTACATCGGTAGTCACCTTGGATGGAGTAAGGAGGATTCACCAAATGAGTAAGGTCGTGTACTTCACCGCTATTATGCACTGTGCGCTCGCAGATAAGATCAACGAGTGGCTGCTAGACATCCGGGTTACCGAATTGCTGCGATGTCAGTCGTCAGGAATCCAGGCGAAGATTGTGACGCTTGGGTAGCATTCGAGAGCGTATGATTGATCTTCAACTAAAGTGTCCGTGCACTAGAGACTGTGTCAACAGATCCGCAACCTGTCACGGCGAGTGCGATGCATACAGGGCATATGAGCGTGAGAAGCATGCTGAGTATGCAGCTCGAGCTGATTGTGGAGCGCTGAACCCTAGCATATCCCCAACAGTAGGCACGAAGCAGAGAATGAACCACGCCAAGTGGTTGAAGAAAAATGGAAGGTGGCATAAGTGATGACTAATGGTGATTTTGTTCGGCAGCTAGACGATATGTCGTTAGCAAGGGCTCTGACGGGTGGTTTCACCAATCAGTACTGCACGAGTCCTAATCCGATGGAGTGTGATCACGAGTGGGACGAGGAGCTGGACTGCTCCTGCTGCGAAGCGTGTCTGTACAGATGGTTGAAGGAGGAGAGGCGTGATGAGCACTAATGAAATGCGCTGGATTCTGATGTGTCAGTACGGCGGTGCTGAAAAATGGCAGCAGAAGGTGAGAGCTATGAGCGAAGCTCAAGTGCAAGCTGTCTACCTGAGGCTAAAACAGAGCAATAAACTCCGGGTTCCGAATTCGGTACACACCCCTCAACAGATCTGATTGGACTCCTTTCAGTTCAAACAATTTTCAAAAATCTCAACAAAAGACTTGATTTTCTCGAGCAAAGCAGCTATAATAATAATGTAGATAAGAACTAATACAAAACAAATTTGGAGGTTTACTATGAACAACATTGAACAGATTATGGAAATCAAAGGCGTGCAGCCTTCCCTCAAGGCGTTTGCCGGTGTCTTCGATCTGAATCCGGTCCGTCTGTACTCGGTTGCGAAGCAGCCGAAAGAGGGCGTTGTGTATGACGCCAAGGTCTTCAACTGGGACGCAATCGAGCGCTTCATCAGCCGTCGTCTGGATGCTGACAAGGGTCTGGCTACTCTGGAAGACGTCGTCGATGCTGCTATCAAGATCGACGCTCAGCTGAAAGAGAACGACGGTCGTCGCAAGACTGCTGGTGGCAGTTACGGTGCGAAGATCGAAGTCGACGGCCAGATGATCGCTCAGAGACGCTATCCGAGCTACGAGATGGAGAACCATCAGATGATCTGCCTGAAGGGCGACGTTGAGGTCTATGCCATCGTGATGCAGACTCTGTCTCACACGGTCCTGCGTCCTCTGGCTGAAGCTCTGCTGGAAGGTACCGAGCCCATCTTCAAGGGCAACGACATCAAGGTCATCTCGAACGGCATGCTGAACATGAAGGGCGTTGCGCCTGCTGGTCTGGCAAAGGCTGTCGAGGATCGTTTCAACGGCACGTATGCACAGGAACTTGCCGATGAAGCTCAGCGTAAGGCTGATGCTGCTGCGGCTAAGGCTGCCGAGTAATCGCTCAGTCGCGCGTCTACTCTTTCTCGCGCGATGACTTCCCTGAGCGTTGCTCATAGTAGGAGCCCCGAACTGGTTTTGACTCCGCTGGTTCGGGGCTCTTTTGAAGACAGGTAGTGTAGCATTTATTTTGAACTAAAGGAGGTGGTAGTTCCGTGGAGGGATATTGCTGGTGCCCGGGGTGCAGAAAGTGGGTGCCAGAGCAGTTGATGAACCGAGAGCGCGATCCTGAAACCCATCAACTGATTCGCATATGTACTCCGTGCTTGGAGGGAGTCTCAGCAACAAACTCATATGTGCTCGATGAGCACCATGAGCAGACACGATGCGTGTACTGCAGGAGTTACAATACAATCGAGCTGAAAGATCAACAGTACAACAAGTTTTTCTGCAATACTTGTAGAAGGGAGTTTTTCAGAGTATGAAAGGTTTCATACACATTGAGTCCATGGACAAAGAAGGCGCTTTGAAGTGTGAGGCTAACTTGTCTGATGTTAGCAAGGTCGATCGATATCAGGCGCTTGACGCCGCTTGTAGACTGCTTAAGATGGACGACCGCGACTTAGTGACTTTCCTTGTTATAAGGTCTGCGGGCGCATTTGACCAGTGTCCTGCTCAGAGCAAGGAAGCGAGCGTAGCGCTTGGTGATACCGACGAGCTGCTGCGCCAGTATCGAGAAATGAAGAAGGAGGATACCGAGAATGGCAAGGGCTAAGAGATGCGATCGATGCAATGCATACTTTCAGATTGCTAAGAAGCAGCCTAATGCAGTGACCGTTGGCTTCATCGACTATCGTGGCAGTGTCGACAGCACCTTCGGTGGCTGTTGGCGAGATCTGTGCCCTGAATGCATGGATGCGTTCAATGTCTGGATGAAGGGTGCAATGAAGGAGGTACAGCTCGTTGAAAGTTGATGTATCTGAAATCAAAACATTCAAGGCGTGCAAGCGTCAGTGGCAACTTACCTCGAGAAATAAGTTCCACTTGAGACCGATGATCACGCCACCTGCATTTGCTTTCGGCACGATCTTTCACGAGGCATTGGCGCAGCTGTACTTGGATGTGCCTCTGGATAAGGTCATGGAGATGGTGCGCCGTGAGATGCAGTCTGACACCGATGCAGCTCTGCTTGCTATGGTCCCTGGCTACTACAAGAATGTGCTGCCGGATGATCTGGAGCGGTTCACTGTGCTGGACATCGAGCACCACTTTGACATTATACCAACAACAAGCCTCGGTGAGTATCTGTTTCCTCTAGTCCCCTCAACAGATCCGAAGACTGGAGAGCGTATCTACGATGCAAATGGCAATCCGGTTATGGAGCCTAGCTTGACGATCTGTGGCTCAATCGACATGATTGTGCTGGACAAAGAGGAAGGTAAGATCTACGGCTTCGAGCACAAGACTTGTAAGAACTTCAGAGACGAGTCTTACTTGTGGCTCGATGAGCAGCCTCGTGTGTACACCTGGGCATTGAAGAAGTTTGTTGAGGAGTACAACCAGAAGCACGGTACGCAGTACGAGCTGGGTGGCGTGTATCTCAACGAAGTTAAGAAGCTGCTTCGGCAGTTCCAGTACCACAGAACGCTGTGCACGTACAGCGATGAAGACCTAGATAACTTCATGCTTGCTTTCTTCAACGATTGCAGAGAGTGTAAGCATATGGTTGACAGCAATTCGTACGCAGCTCCGAAGCCCAGCTATATGGGTTGTAGCATGTGTACGTTTAAGACAATTTGCTCAACTTACATGTACGAGAATCTGGACAGAGAGAAGATTCTACATGAGTTTAGCGAGGAGTTTGCTGAGCGTACTGAGGATCACTTAGAGGAGAAAACAGAGAGGAGCGTTGAGTGATGATTTGTATAAAGCCATCGTATTGCGCACAAGCTTTGCGTGTAGATACTATCGGCAATGGATCTCGAGATGCTCTTCAAAAGTTCTTACTGGACTTCTGCGACTCGGAGATAGACATTATATGCTTGGAGTTGCACAGCTATGAGAAGAGCATCGACTGTCTAGCGACGTCGCTGCGAAAAATTTCTATCAAATGCAAGCTACCTGTATGTGTAGCTCGTAGGTTTAACAATCGTATCTATGTATGGAGAAAGGAGTTATTAGAGTGACACAGGTAATTCACGAGACATTGCTGCACTTAGGCGTGCCAGCAAACCTGCTTGGTTTTGAGGCTCTGACAATTGCGATCGAGCTGACGCTCAGAGATCCTAGCTATATGTACAAGGGTATTACCAAGAGGCTATATCCAGAGGTTGCAAAGCGTATTTCGTATGATGCGACAGCATCTAGTGTTGAGCGTGCTATGCGGCATGCGATCGAAGCTATGCATGATCATACGGATCCAGAGGTCGTAGGTGAGTATTTTGGCAACGTTATGAGTGCCAGCAAGGGCAAGCTGACAAACAGCCAGTTTATTGCTCAGGTAGCAACGAAGTTGCGAGACCGGAAGAATGCTGGTGGTCAATTCTAAGCAATATAGCAGTTTGAAATTAAGTGTACCATATAAAAGAAACTGAAATTTTTATATCAGTGCACTTGATTTCTGCTGCTGAAGCATCTATAATATAGATATCTCGAGGAGGTGATTAGATGCAGATTATTGATTTGAATAAGCCCGACACTGATCCGATATTCGCTCTGGTGTACGGAGCAAGTGGTACTGGTAAGACTCATTTGATGGGTACAGTGGGCGAGCTTGGACGTACGCTGATCATCGACATTGACCAGGGCATCAAGACGCTTCGTAATGCTCCAGACTTGCTGCAAGCGCACTACACTGACAACATCACTGTTGTGGACTTCACTAAGTTCCAGGACTTGAACGAGGCGTATAAGCTGGTCGAGGCTAATGACCCCAAGAAGTGGTCGCAGAAGTTTGGAGTACCGATTACTCAACCGTTCGAGTGGGTACTTTGGGACACCTGGTCCGAGATTCAGTGGTACATGCTGGAGGAGTTGAGAAGCAAGGACGCTGAGATGAAGGGATCAGGTCTCAACTTCAGAAAGAATATTCAGATTCAACATTGGGGCATGATGACAGATCTGAATAAGCTTGCAGTCCAGCAGCTGCGTGCCTGCAAGGTAAATCAAGTGTTTACTATGCAGGAGAAGCTGGACAAGGACGAGATTAGCGGCGTTATCTATGGCGGCCCTGCTATCCACGGTAAGATGGTTCAAGAAATGCCTGCTTACTTCGACGTAGTTGTGCACACGTACACTGATCTTCAGGGTCAGTACTGCGCAACAACGAAGTCGAAAGGTAAGTGGCCTGGCAAGACTCGTCTTGGTGTTGGTGTCGACATCAAGAACCCGACAGCTAAGCAGCTGTTCTCTAAAAACTAAATATAACCTGTGCCAGAGAACCAGGTTATAAATATAAAACTGGAGGTATTATCCATGAAAAAGTTCAAACTGTTGATGAGAAGTGTTCCGAGTGCTGTAGTTGCTCTCTTTGTTGTGTCAGTTGTTCTGATGAACTTACTGGCAAACAAGGAAATCGACACAGGTCTAAGCTGGCTAGCTCTCGACTGCGGCTTTACAGTGTCGTGGTTGAGTTTTCTGGTGATGGACATGATTACAAAGCGTTTCGGCGCTAAAGCTGCTATTCAGATTTCAGCATTTGCAGCAGCGTGTAATCTGCTAGTAGCTGGTGTTATGCTAGCTGTGAAGTTCATTCCTGGCAACTGGGGTGCGTTCTACGATTTCGGAATGGTCGAGGTCAATCAGGCTCTGAACAACACTATTGGCGGTACGTGGTATGTGCTGGCTGGTAGCACGCTTGCGTTCTTAACTTCGTCTGTAGTGAATGCAGTTATCAACGCGCTCATCGGTCGAGCGAGTACACAAAAGGGCTTTGGTAGCTTTGCTCTTCGGTCTTGGCTGTCTACTATGATTGCTCAGTTTGTAGACAACTTCGTATTCGCTTTGGTCGTAAGTCATGTCTTCTTTGGCTGGTCTATGCTGCAAGTTGTGACGTGCTCGTTCACAGGTTGTATTATGGAGCTGCTGTGCGAAATGATCTTTAGTCCGATTGGCTACAAGGTCAGTAAGCAGTGGGAAGACGAGCATGTTGGACAGACGTATCTAGAGGAGGTAGAGAAGTGAGCGTAGTTATTACTGGCACGTCTCGAGGTATCGGCAAGAAGGTTGCTGAGTTGTTCTTGAAGCAGGGCAATATGGTGCATGGCATTGACTTGCTGCCTAGCACTATCAAGGACTACAAATACCAATACAGACATCACATTGTGAATGCTGCAGATGCGTCTGCACTGCCTGACATTGGTGCTGTAGAGTATCTGATTAACAATGCTGGTAGCTGGGATCAGGACGTTGACAACATTGAGGCTAATCTCGAGACTGTAATCGCGTGTACTGAGAAGTATGGACTGCAGCCTAACATCAAAGCCATTGTCAACATCGCCTCAACCAGTGCGCATAACGGTGCTGAGTTCCCGCGATATGCAGCTGCTAAGGGTGGTGTGCTTGCGTACACTAAATGGACAGCTGCTGAGGTTGCTAAGTACGGTGCTACGTGTAATAGCATTTCACCCGGCGGTGTAACGACTTGCTCGAATGCGCACATTCTGCAGAATCCAGAGCTGTACCGAGAGGTGCTGAACGAGACGATGCTCGGTAAGTGGGCAACTCCAGGCGAGATCGCGACTTGGGTGTACTTCGTAGCCACTGTCAACAGAAGTATGACTGCGCAGGACATTATCATCGACAACGGAGAACTAGCTAAGTTCAACTTCGTCTGGTAATACCAAACTCTAAAGGGAGTCACTAATGGAGTATAAACAAGTAGGGTCACCGTGCAAACCGGGAGTATATAGAGCTATAGCCAAGTGGTTAAGGCACGAGATTTTGACTCTCGCATCGCTGGTTCGAGTCCAGCTAGCTCTGCCAGCTCGAAAGAGCAGAATTTATCATCCACCCGAGATGAAGTCGGTACAGGATGGCAACGATAATAGCCTACCCTGGGAAGGTACTTTATGTTGAACCTCGATTTTTCCAGCGTCCCGTCCCGTGAGCCTCTTGATGAAGGCGTGTATGATCTGACCATCGCCAAGATCGAAGAGACCACGAGCAGCACCGGCAACCCCATGCTGAAGGTTGAGTACGATGTCAACGGCGTCGAAGGCAAGCGTAAGCTGTGGGACAACTACGTTCTGATCGACAAGTGCCTGTGGAAGGTCAAGGAACTGTTCGATGCTCTGGGCATTGACACCAGCGAGCTGGTCGAGATGGATGTCAGCGAGCTGCTTGGCATGCAGGTCAGGGCCAAAGTCATTCAGGAGACCTACAACGGCGATATCGTCAACAGAATCAAGAAGGTTATGCCGGCTTGATACTACATGGAGCGGCGAGGTAACTCGTCGCTCCAATTAGCAGAGGAGGGATACATTGGCCCTTATTTACGACGAGTTCATAGCGTTCACCTCGTCGTCAGGTGACCAGCTATACGCAAACTGCCCTTTCCATCCAGACAAGACGCCTTCATTTACAGTCAACACGACTACGCATGAGTGGTACTGCCATGGGTGTAATAAGGGTGGTTCGGAGAAGGAGTTCTTAGCAGAGTACTTTGATGTGGAGCCAAAGATCGGCAAGTATGCATTTGAGTACTGGGAGACTAAAGGCACCTTGCCATTTCCAACAGAGCAGCAAGTTGAGAAGTATCATCAACAGTTGCTCAAGAGTCCGAAGGACTTAGCTATTCTGCAAAGTTTTGGCATTACTCAGCAAACAATAGAGGAGTTGAAGTTAGGGCTAGACGACTTCAGAATTATCTTCCCAATCAAGTCTAGACGTGGTTACTGGGTCAATCTTCGTCGGTATCTACCTCCTCAACGTAGAATTGCCGAAACGAAAGAGCCAAAGTGCTTGAATGTTCGAGGTCTTGGACAGAGACGCTACTGGCCTTACATAGCGTTTGACAAGTCTGAGATTGTAATTGTTGAGGGCGAGAAGGATTGTGCTGCGGCTAGGTCACAGGGTTTAAACGCTGTAACTGGTACAGGCGGTAGCTCAATTCCAACAGATGAGATTAGCTTATTCAGCGGCAAAGATGTTGTGCTTATGCTGGATGCTGATACAGTTGGTCAGCGGTCCGTAAACACGTACATTCAGCTCTTGAAGCCGATTGCTGCTAGTATCCGTATTATCAGACTTCCGCAGAAAGATTTTGTTGACTACTACACGTCGTGTCAACTTACAGGCACAGCTGTTGATGTATGGCAGTACGCTTCAACATATCTCGAGTACGAGAAACTCAAGGCTGCGACAGAGGCTCAAGATGTATCTCTTGTTCGCAGTGAGTTTACAGAGCATCTGAACTCGTGGATGAAGTTGAGGGGTATGAGTGTAGTAGGTGTTGAGCCTAAAATCTACACAGTGCCTGTAAAGTTAAGATGTGTATGTGGTAATGCAAATTGCAGTAAGCCATGTCCGCTGGCTTTTACGCCCGCGAGTGACGACCTGGCTCAGACAATCGATGTAGATCCTCGTCAACTTTTGCGCTTTATGAACTCGCCTGACTCGGCGCAAGACAGCTATGCTCGTCAAGTTTTTGGGTGTAAATCAGTACATGCTGAAGCAGTTGATCTCATCAACTGCCAGAAACTGATCTTCCAGGAGAGTGCAAGCTTCATTGATGGCCTTGAGGAAGCTTCGTTCGAGAATCGCTACGGTGTTTATCTGTACACTGACTACAGACTGAATGCTACCATGAAGTATGACTTCGAGGCTTGCAGAGTCACTGATCCCACCACTCAACAGAACTACTACTTGATTCGAGATGCAGAGTGCGTAACAGCTGTCCAACCTAACATTGAACCTGAGTTGATTGCTCGATTCAGACAGGCTGGTGCTAAAGCTCATTCTGCGATGGATCTGATCAATACGTACTATGAAGAGTGGATGCCTTCTTTAGGCATTGAAGGTAGACCTGACTTGTTCGGTGCTATTCTTCTGACGTATTGTTCCGTAACTGAGATACCTTGGCAGGGTGGTGTTATCAAGGGCTGGCTAGACACGATGTGCATTGGCGATACTCGTACTGGCAAGTCTCAGATGGCTCAACGTTTTGTTAAGGTGCTGGGCATGGGTGGTTATATCAACGGCGAGAATGCTCGGCGTACAGGTGTCATTGGTGGTGTTCAACGATTCGGCGATAGCTGGGTTGTGACTTGGGGCGCAATACCGATGAATGACCGCGGTCTGTTGATGATTGACGAGGCCTCCGGTCTGGAGGTTGAGGACATAAAGGACCTTTCCTCAACAAGATCCAGTGGTGCTGTTACACTCAACAAGATTGTCAAGGGTGAAGCTAGAGCTAGAACTCGACTGCTGTGGTTCAGTAACCCTCGCAACGGTCGCAACTTGTCTGATTTCTACTGGAAGGGCTTTGGAGCATTCCAAGAGTTTATTCCAGTTATGGAGGACCAGGCTCGATTCGATCTTGTGATTTCAGCTGCCCGCGAGGACGTTGATGTGCTGGGCGATTTCGATTACGATACTCCTGTGCAGGTTGGTCCATGGAGAGCATTATTCAGCTTAGCGTGGAGTATTGAGGCCGACGACATCAAGATTACATCAGAGGCTAAGGCAGAGGTTAGAGCTTGTGCTAAGGACCTGAATGCAAAGCTTGGTGGTGGCTCGTTGATCGTAGGCGTTGCAGTGCATGAGAAGTTACTCAGGCTTGCATGTGCTTTTGCTATTGCGAGTGGCTCTTATGATCCTGTGACGGGCTGGTTGCAAGTTGATGCCCGATATGTTCGCTGGGCTGAGGAGTTCTTGGAGGTAACACTCAACAAGCCCTCAATGGCGTATGGCGATTACATTCGAGAGTTCAAGAGAGCTCAGGCTAAGCGTGCAGACAATATGCAGTTTATTCGCACATTGATTGCAGTTAATCCTGCTATCAAGGCTCTGTTGACTGCATCGAGCTTTAAGGGATTTCAGTTCCAAGAGATCTTAGGTATGAGTAAGGACGAGAGCTCTAAGATCATGTCCGACTTGATTACACGAGGTTTGTTGAGACCTGGACCTTCTGCAAGCTACATTCCGGATAAGCTGTTAATGGAAGTTGCAAAACAAATGGATCTATAACTGCTGGAGGTGTTGTAATGGATAAAGCAGTTGCTGAAAAGTGGTTGACTCGGTACCCTAAACTCGAGAACTTTATCGCTGCTGGCACTATTAGCCTTAAGGCAGCTAGAGAGATCCTGGATGTGGATAGATACTTTATGTATGATATCTACAAAGAGCTTTTGGCTGGCGGTGTAGTTACTGCTAGTGGTACAAATGCTTGGCGTGCTACAGCTGAGCTGAAAGAATACTTGAAGGAGCGAAAAGAGAATGCAAACGCAGAAAATTGACACTTATGTGCGCAACTCATTGGAGCAAGCACCTCGGTTGAAGCATTTGCTCGAGTTCGAGGATGCTAAGCTGCATCCTGGTATGGAGCCGAAACTGCTCAACTTTGCCTGTCTGGGTTTGGCTGAGGAAGCTGGCGAGGTCGCGGGCCTTGCGACGCGTGAGCTGTGGAAGCAGATACCGCAAAATCCGGAGCACTGGCTGGAAGAGCTGGGCGATGTGCTGTGGTATCTTACAGCTGCAGCAGCATGCCGAGGCTATACGTTGGAAGATCTGTACAACTACAATGTGAAGAAACTGGAGGATCGTTATGGTAAATGATAATGTAAATCATCCGAGCCACTACACTCGCGGTAAGATTGAAGTCATTCGCATCATGGAAGATCAGCTTACGCCTGAGGAATATCGGGGGTATGCTAAGGGCCAGGTTTTGAAGTATATTACGCGAGAGCGTGGTAAGAATGGCCTCGAAGATCTGAAGAAAGCTCGGTGGTATCTCAATCGACTGATCGCGTATCTGGACAAGCAGGAGGTCTCGAAATGATTGAAGCTAAAGCTGGTACTCGTGTAACACTGCTGAAAGCTCCAACCGATGAAGACTGGAAAGAGGTCAATCGCAGAGCTCGGACGACAGTGGGTTACACCGAAGGCGTAGTTCCCTCAACAGAATGGCGTCACGCTATTCTGAGAGCTCGGCATAGTCCTATTCGGTATCTACGCTGGTCTTTCCTGATTGAGGATGTGCCGTACTGGGTGGCTTGCGAATTGCGCACGCATGTACACGATATGCCGTATGTTGCGGATTTCAGTGTTTACATTCGGAGTCAGCGCAACGATCGACAGGACAAGTACGATCGAAATGCAGCAAGACAGGATGCTGCGGTCAACATGATCATTGATTGCAATGGTGAGCAGATTCAGGTGCTTGCAAATAAGCGTCTGTGCAACCAGGCTACAGCTGAAGCTCGAGCTGTAGTTAGAGAGATGTGTGATGCAGTTGAGCGTGCTGAAAAGGCATACACTGGGCTGCTTGTGCCGATGTGTGGCTACTGTGGCGGTATTTGCCATGAGATGAAACCGTGTGGACGGCCGTGGAGGATTTACCATGATTAAGACATACCATGAAGCTCCTAAGAGCATTTTTCACCAGGTGCAAGAGTTGACAGATGGCGATTATGCTCTCGTACATCTGTTCGAAGAGGATCGACAGTACTACGAGCTGTTCCAGGAGGCGTTGCGCAAGGGTCGTGACGTGATTCTGGACAACAGCGTATTCGAGCTAGGCGAAGCGTTCAACGCAGACACGTTTGCATACTGGGTCTATGCTTTAAGTCCTACCTGGTACATCGTACCTGATGTTCTGGAAGATGCAGATGCTACAATCGACCGCTTCTTCGACTTCATCAAGCAATATCCTGACCTGCCTGGTAAGCGAATCGGAGTCGTGCAGGGTAAGAACTACGACGACTTTGTGCGATGCTATAAAACTATTGCACCGTACTGCGACAAGATCGGCGTTAGCTTCGACTGCTCCTGGTATGAGACCGGATGCAAGGGCTCTACGCGTTGGTTGAGACTTGCAGCAGGTCGGTTGAGAACGTTAATCGAGATGGATGAGCAGCGTGTGATTGATCGCTCTAAGCCGCATCATCTGTTGGGCGTAGCTGTGCCTCAGGATTTGAGTTGCTACTGCGCGTTGCAGCAGGGTGGAGGATTCAACTGGATCGATTCTGTGGATACTAGCAACCCAGTTGTACATGGTCTTGCTGGTATTGAGTATGGTCCTTCTGGTCTGCAGGACAAGGAAACTCGAAAACTGTACACCATGATCAACGAAGCTGTGTCGCCAGATCAGTGGACGCATATCGAGCGTAATATTAAAGCGTTTAGGGGGTTCTGTAATGGGGCTGAATAAGACTTGGTATGCAATGTTCTCGCATACTGGTAAAGAGATCGAAGCTGTCTCAGAAAGACTTGGTCGTAAGCCAGATGCTATCTACACGAACAATCTCGGATACAACGGACAGCTACTGCCGAGAGTCTGGTTTGGACCACACGGCAGTATTCTGGAGAATAGTATCGGTATTTTGAAACCGAATAGCGTACTGACGCTGCATGGCTATAATCGCATCCTGCCTAAGTGGTATGTAGAGTACCTGAAAGAGCATAACATTAAGTGCTACAATCTGCATCCTGCACCTATTCAACTGTATAGGGATCTGAAAGGCAAGGATCCTCAAGAGAGACTTTTTGAGGGCATTCACGAGGGTCGTTACCTATACATCGGCAATGTTATTCATGAGGTTATACCGGAAGTCGATTCCGGTGAGATTCTAGCTTGGGATTTGATGCCTGTCAACGCTGGCTCTGCAGTGTGCCGCAGCGTTGATTCTCTTAGCAAGTCTCTACATTCTGCTGCTACAGTTCTTTGGACAGAATTTTTGAAGGAGGCTTTATCCGATGGATAAAATCGTTCAACAGATCGCGCCTAACATGCCGGAAGACCGGCATGTTAAGGCTACTAGAGATGTTATGTCCTGGTACAAGATCGTATGGTCAACGAAGACGTTGCTTGTACCTCCGACCAACATTCTGCGTACCAACATGATGCAGCTGGAGCACTTCTCGGAAGCTGTAAAAGCTTTTGAAACTATGGACTTTACAAGTCCAAAGTACAAATGGGATGACAAGGATCTGGTACTGGATTCGGTCACTGGATTGCAGCCTTATACTCTCTGTGAAGCGTTGAAGAAGCTTCCCGATCTCGCTCGACAGTATGATGGCTGGCTTGCTTGCGATATTGAGACTCGTAGAGTTGAGTGGGAAGACAACATGCTGCTGTCCATTGGCTTTGCATATGGTCCTAGTCATTGTCTGGCTATTTACGACATTCCGATTGTCGGTGCTAAGACTACATTGCAGCCTAATCCCGAAGTCTGGGAAGCGTTACAGACAGTCTTTAGTCAGCCTGACATCAAGTATGTCTGGCACAATGGTAAGTTTGACTGTGGTAGGCTTAAGTACCTGTGCAACTTGGATGCTCATGTTGATGAGGACACTATGCTTCAGCATTTCGCTTGTATCAACGAGAAGCAAGGCACTCATGGTTTGAAAGACCTTGGTCAACTTTACTTGCAGGCTCCTGCCTGGGACGATGAGCTGGATCAGCTGAAACGGAACTGGTGTAAGCAGCGTAGAGTTCCATTGAAGGAGTTTATGTATGACTACATTCCAACAGAGACGTTGATCCCATACATGCAACGAGATTGCATCGCAACATATCGACTTCATCAATGCTTTAACGAGTTGATGAGACCGGGCTCTGACTTCATTTACCATCAGCTGTGCAGAGCCTCTACAGCCTATGGCGCTGTTGAACTTGCAGGTGCACGTATCGATCTGGACTATCTGGAAGAGCTGGAAGCTGAGCTGGATAAGCTGATTGTCGAGTCAAAAGCTCGTCTGGCCAAGGTTGCGGGTAAGTACTGGAATCCTCTGCTGTATGGTGCTGCAACTGGAGCAAAGGTACAGCCAGACATGGAGTTCAGTCCGAAATCTCCCAAGCAGCTGAAATGGATGTTGGGTGAGGTTATGGGTCATCCTGTACCAGGTACTGATGCAGAAACTATGCAGATGTTGATGGAAGAGGTTGAGTCTAAAGACGATGCCGATGCTAAGGAGTTCATGGAGTCTATCTTAGCGGTGCGAAAGTACAGCAAGTATCTCGACACCTATGTTGTCGGTATTCGAGACGTGCTGTGCAGAGATAGTCGTGTGCGGTGCACATTCAACCTGCATGGTACAGAGACGGGTCGGTTGAGCAGCTCGAATCCGAATATGCAGAACATTCCTCGCAACAAAATGATCAAGAACCTGATTGTAGCATCACCTGGAACGTGCTTGCTTCAACTCGACTATAGCCAGTGCGAGCTTCGAGTGCTTGCGATGTTGAGTAAGGACCCAGCTTTGATTCAGATTTACCAGAGCGGCCAGGACCTGCATGATGCAGTCTGCGATATGATGTTCGGTGAAGGCTCGCACAAAGATAAGGAGCTGCGCAACCTAGCTAAGACGATCAACTTCGGGATTGCATATGGTCGTGGTGCTGGATCCATCGCAACTAAGTTCAAGAAGAGCATGCGCGAAGCTCAGAGCATCATCGACAAGTGGTTCGCTCCTATGCCTAAGGTGAAGGAGTACATTATGAACCGACGCAAGATGGCTACCAGAGGTGAGCCTTGCGTTACGATCTTCGGACGTGAGAGACATTTCGTACTGACAGATTCTGAGCTCAATCATATCCAGAATGAATATATCAACACGCCAATTCAAGGTACAGCTTCCGACTTCGCAATGTTCTCGCTGATGAACATTTATGACTACTTGCAACAGAACTGGAAGGGTCGAGCTCGAATTGTTGCGACAGTTCACGACTCAATTATTATTGAGGTTGAGGATAAACCAGAAGCGCTGAAGACAATCGGCAATAAGTGTGTTGAGTTGATGGCAACTACGCCGCTACAGTACGTACCCGATTGTCCTGTACCATTCGTAGCTGATGCAGAGATTGGCTATAAGTGGGGCGAGATGTATAAACTGGATATGGAGACTGGCTTACCGAAGCCGAAGGAGTAATGCTACTGTGAAGATATTACCGTATACAAATGACAAGTACATTAAGGTGCTTGATCCGCCAGATCCAAGTATGCTGCTCGGTTGGAGACAGCGTAAGGGCGAACCTTGGGTCATTGCGGAGAACAATCTTGTCAACCGAATCGTTTTAGGTATCTTCAACGATAAAGAGCTACGTCGTACACCAGACAATCTTCAACAGCGAATGGACCAGCTCAATGCAGACCAATTGAAACCCTATCAGGTCGATGATGTGCTCAGTATGCTTGCTTTACCCCATTGTCTCAATGCGAATCCCATGGGTTTAGGCAAGACAATAGAAGCAATCAAGCTTCTTCAACAAAGCGGAGCTCCCACGGCTCTCATTGTGACACCCAAGATTATAAGATATCAATGGCAAGACCAATTGAAGCGCTGGGCGAACATTGATGCTCATGTGTATGAAAATGGCTGTAAAGTGACTCCAGGATTCTGGATTGTCAACTATGACAAGCTGCGCAACGAAGCTACGTTGTTGAAGTTCAGAGCATTTCAGTGGAGCTATCTAATTGTTGACGAGGCGCATAAGATAAAAAGTCGCTCCTCTCAACAAACTAGAGCAGTCAAGTCTATTCCAGCTCGACATAGAGTTGCGTTGACAGGTACGCCCATCTTACGCTATGTTGACGATCTGTGGAGCATCCTCAACTTTCTAGATCCGAGTTATGCCTGCAACAGCTACTATGCCTTTGTTGAGTACTTTTGCAAGATTCAACGTACACCGTGGGGAGATCGAATTGTAGGCTTGACTGATGATGCTCGGCATACAGCGATACTGAATCAGCTGCTGGACCTTATATGCATTCGCAATAGTGCAGTTGAGGTTGCGCACGGTAAGACTCGTGAAGTTATCAAGTTGCCGATGAGCAAAAAGCAGCGAGAGCTTTATCGAAAGGAGAAACAGCTGCTACTGGATGAGCTGCCAGAGCAGCTGACTATACCGAATGGTGCTGTGCTTACACTTCGGTTGATGCAGACAACATCCTGGCCTGGTCTGTACTTGGGCGCTGACGAACCTGGTCCGAAGTTTGAATGGATCCTAGAGACCTGTCTCAACAATCCAAAAGAGAAGTTCGTAGTGTTCTCTGTATTTGAGAAGACGATATCTGCATTGGTTGAGTACCTTACAGCTAATAAGGTTGAGGCGGTTAAGATCACTGGTCAACAATCTGCAGAGCAGAATGAGTTGAGTAAACGCTGTTTTGTTGAACGGGGTGCTCAGGTGCTTGCAGGTACGATTGGTGCTATGGGTCAGGGCTATGATGGCTTGCAGCAGGTTTGTAGACTGATGATCTTTATTGACCGAGATTGGTCACCTGAGATTCTCAACCAGGCTGAAGATAGATTGAGACGAATGGGCCAGGACAATCCAGTTACCATTTACTATCTAGAGTGCACTGGCTCGTTCGATCAACATGTCGGTAGAATCAACCGTAACAAAGCAGAGGACATAAGGGAGGCTTTAGCTGATGAGTAATCATTTAGACATACTAGCTTTTGACCCTGGAGAGAGTACTGGTTGGTGTGTTCGGAGCTGGATTGTACACGGTAGTCAGCCTGGAGCATATGAGTACTTCGGCGGCACGTTGCCGAAAGATCATCAACGAGTCGCTGGTTTAATCTGCCAGTGGGCTCCGCAGATTGTAGTACTTGAGCGTTTCAACCTGTATCCGCAGATGGCAAAGTCGTTGGCGTGGAACAGCTTTTACCCATGTGAGGTAATCGGCGTGATCAAGTACATGTGTGCCGAAATGGGCATTCAGATAGTTGAGCAAGCACCGAGCGTGAAAAAGTACTTCGGTGGTTTTCAACCTGACTGGGAGCAGGTAAAAGAGACGCCTGATTTTAAGTTAACTGAGCATGTTAAAGATGCTTATCAACACTTAAAATATTTTGAGCGTAATGGGTTGAAGAAATTTAGAGCATAAAGAAAGACCTGGGCTATTGCCCAGGTCCCTCTATTTAGTCAGTCGAGAAAGTACTTCTCACATACCTCTGGTTCGAGGAGCTACTGTAATGAGCTTAGTCTGCAGATCGTTGCGCTGTTGAATGCGTTGATCAGAAGGCAGGTCATTCCACTGCTGACCAATCTCTCTGAAGTTGATGCTAGCAGGGAAGCCTTTGTAATGATCACGCATGACAGCAAGGTTGACCATGAAGTGCGTCAGAGCTACAGCAGGTGTGCAGCCTTGTTTGATAGCGTAGTTACGGATAACCTGCTCGTAACTCATAAGGTTGGGAATCATCATTAAGCTCCTTTCTCCTGTTTGCTGTGAGGCAGTCTGTTGACCTCAAGCATTAAGTTGTCCAGGTAACCATTACCATCGAGCGCTGTGTGATATACTTCGTGCATCTTGATCAAATCCTCATATTCATCACGAGTAACGTAGCCCCGTTCAATAAAATGGTTGCCACGGTACTTGATTTGATCATAGAGCAGAATGCGAACACCAGCCTCGATACCGTTGCCCTTCTTCTGACGTGCTAACAGCAAAGTGAACACGCCAGAAATAATAGCTGCAAGAGCACTGCTACTAAGAGCAGCAATCAGAATGTCCATGTCACTTCTCCTTTGTCGTAAATACAGCGATGTTGCCCTGATTACCGATCTTGAGATTCAGTGCTGCAGCAAAATCTCGAGCGTTAATGTAGTTGGAGCCGTCTTTAAGAATTCTCTTGACAGCTACTTCCTTACCATCAACGATAACTTTAGAAGTCTCAACCACTTCGTCCACCTCCTTCAACAGTTTTTTGAAGTCTGCCCATTTCTTCTCGTCGATCAAAGGTTCAGGGCATCTCTTCTTACTAACGTCATAATGCCGTACAGCATACTTGACGTTAGGCAGCTTCTTCAACAGCATCTGATACAAGCGTGCCGCATTCTCCATGGTCTGTTGAGGAATGTAGTACTTACCAGATGCATCGGTGTGACTGACCATTTCGATGCTGACGGAGTTGTAGTTGTTGACGAACTTGCCGCACGTGCCTCCCCAACCATCGCCAACGGACCAAGCGACAGTGTCCAGAGGTACGCATTCGTAGACAACATTGTTCTCATCAACACAGTAGTGAGCAGATGCTGCTCTACCCTCACTGCCATTTGCGAAGTACCGGGCATTGCCCTTAGCTGTTGCTGAGGTGCCTGTATTCGCGGTGTAGTGGAACACGATAGCTTCAATAGCTGTTAGAGGACGTTTACCGCCATGCCGGCTTGCTTTGATGGTATTATTGATGATTAGTTTCATTCAGCATCACCTTTCGTAGCAAGAATGTCCTGAACTTTCTGACTCTGAGTACCAAAGTAGAAAGCAATGACGACAGTGTAGACTACCATGAACTCTTGAGTGATCTGCTTTGTGATTGCAAGATATGCAAACACAGCAGTCAGAATGAGAGTGACGATAGACTTAACACTGCACAGAGCTGCGAGTCTCTTCTTCAGATAACTATTCATTGATTTGTTCTCCTTTCTTTACAAAGACTTTTTTCACCATACCGAGTAGCAGCTCGCCTCCGAATGCAGCAGCTATAAATGTAGCTTCTGTTGACCAGTCTAGGGCTTGCAGCAGCTCGATCATAGTTTTGTTGAGAATGGCCTGAATGTAGGCACCAACAAATACGAGCAGCTTCGTACCTACAATAATGTAGCCTGTCAACTGCAATGCTTGAATACACTGCACGACAATGAGACGCATCATCTCATTTTTACTCCATCGCTCTTTGTACTTAAGCATTGGCCATTTTAATGTAGGTGCTTGTATCGGTTGAGTAGCTTACTTCTGGTAGAGTAGTACCGCCGAGTACAGCATATAGGTCTGGATACTCTGTCTGCGAGAAGGTTGAACCGTCGCACTCATGCCAGGGTGCTGTCAGCTGGCGAGCAGTCACAAGCATAGCACCAACTGGATAGTGCGGCTCAGCTAATTTGTTGAGAGCTTGGTTGACTGTCGGATCCGATGGAGCATCTCCTGCGATCCAGATCTTAGGTATAGTCGCTGCTGCTAGCAAATTCTCAGCAAGCAGTGGTGTTTCCTCAGCAAGAGGTTCATCCTCTAGTCTGAGATACTCGTAACGTTGAAGCTGTCCTGCAGCATCGTATACGCCATAACGTACTGCGCCATTTGCGAGATTGTTTGTGCCAATTCGGTTATGCATCTATCATTCCTCCATCGCTTTAATGTAGGCATGACTGCGAGCGTCTGGCGTAATGTTCGGAATGCGCTTGCTGTCGTAAGCATAGTCGTGGTAGACATTTCGCATAACTGTATTTGCAGAGTCGCAAGCGCCCACCAGTAGAGTTCCATGACCGGCTAGCTGAGGGCTCAATGCGTAGTCCACATCAACGAATACGAATCCAGTAGTAATATCATCTGAAATGGCAACCTTCTGACCTGCACCAGTACCAGCAATAAAGCCATCAAACATGATTAAGTTGTTCACTGCGTAAGCACCACTCATATTCTTTGTTACAAAGCTGGTCCCGCCATTCTGCGAGTACAATACGTTGCCGTCATAGGTAAACGCAACGATAACCAAATTGTTATCTGCTACTACCTGAGCATCGCTCCCCCGGAAAGCGTCCTGCTTAATATAATTCCAACTGCTTACATTGGCAGGAGCAGATGTCTTTATTATACGAGAAGCGAGAGTACCTCCATAAACGATATAAAAATAACCAGTAGACTCGTCTAACGCTACATCAGCAATTACTAGACTGCTATCCGGACGGCTAAATTCGTACCAATTCTTCAGGTCACTTGAGTAACTTCCGCCCTCAGAATGGAATGTGTAATATACACCATTCAGGTAGAACAGCCGGTGTCGAATAACGTCCCAGCTAGGTGCGCCCGCTGTCTGCATATCCGTTTTAGTCCAGGGACCAGCAGGATTGTTGGCCTGCAGAATATGCGAATTGTAGAAACTGCTATAGGAATTGTACGACTGCACTAAGCACAAGTACTTCGTACCTACAAAAATAACAGGACCAACGTTAGTGTATGTATTTCTGGATGGATTACTAAGACCTGGTATATTAATTTTAGTCCAGCTATGTCCATTAGCTGAAGTGTAGAAATCAACGCCGTCTTCGGTACGTCTGGCTCTAAACCATACACCGTTGGCATTGCTGATCATATCGTAGTTGTACTCAGCAGTGTTGTACCCCACCGTATCCGCCACTACCTGGTTGCTCCAATTCTCACTCGTTGCTGCCGCTCTGAGGATGGGGTATAGCTCGGGATACTGCGCCTGCGTGATAAACCGACCGTCGCAGGGGAGCCATGCTTCGGACAAATCCGTACGCGATGTAATCTCTATATCTCCAACTCTTGCTGTACCTTCGGTCAACTTATTGAGAGCGTCGTTAACTGTAGGATCTGCAGGTTTAGTCGTACCACGCCATAGTTTAGCCGCTGTAGCATCAGAGAGTAAATTAGCTTTGTTGAGAGGAGTCCCCTCAACTGTAGGAGCATCCTCACGCTTCATATACTCATAGCGAAGCAATTGACCGGCCTCGTTATATACGCCATAGCGTATGGCTCCATTCGCTAGAATCTGAGTAGGTTGACGGTCTGTCATATTAAACCTCCAGTGCAGCACTCCGCTGCGTTTGTGTACTTAAAAGCTGCTTTAACGTTGACGATTAGCTGATCACACACTTGAAGTATTCGCTCAATGTCGTTTGCTTGCTGCCATGTTAAGTTTACTACAGCTGGTGCTGCTGCTGTGCCGACTGGCATAACTAAAGCAGCTCGTATATCAGCGATCTGTTGAGCGTAGGCCTGAATCTGCGTTAAAGTCGGAATGTCTAGATAAGACCAGTCGACTTTAGCTGTCCAGTTGAAAGCTTTGCCGCAATCTGCAGTCAATAGCTGCTTCAAGTAGTTGAGAGCTGTACCGACTCGATTCATGTCCGAGACGTTATAGGCTCCCTTTGAGTCTTGTAGCCATGCAGCTTGTTGCGCTGAGCTCATGGACGCATAATCGAGCGCCATCAACTGTTTAAGTGCAGCAACATCTGCAGCTGTGCGATCTGTAATTAGAGTGTCGATAATGCTCACTGGTTATGCACCTCCAATTTGCCCTCGAATCCACCGTTGAAGCTGAGATCGGCTTTTGTAATTTGACCAGTAAAATTGCCGTAAGTAGATTTTACATTAACCTGATCTGTTACTTCAATATCGGGGTACCCCAGATACGGTATAGATGTAGTAGTGCGCTGCAGGTAGTGTGCTTTAGCTGCATCCGCAACAGCCTGTAGAGTCGACATCTCAGTTATCATAGGATTGTCGATTGAAATTTCAGTGCCATCAACTACATCAGCGTCGTTGTATGTCTCAATCCAGGTCGTAGAGTCCTCAACGACCTTGCCTGTGATCTCGATAGATACCTCAGTGCTTACTGCAGGTGCTTGTACAGTTAGAGTCCCTGCACGAGCATAGAAGACGCTAGATTTTAGAGTTGCACCTTTGACTGTTACAGTAGGATTCTCAACAATGTTGCCTCCATCGAACTCGATCTGCAATGTCACAGTACCCTGAAGCTCTCCGTCAAATGAATATACAGTATCAGCGTCGGCTTTAGTTGCAAAGGTGTGCAGTCCAACCTTTATGCTTTTTAAGCGTTCCGCAACTTTAAAAGATGGATCACCTAACTGCTGTGTCTCGTCTACCGTATAACCGCTGACATTGCTGTTCTTATGGATACGAATGTACCCATTGGTAACATCGGTGTCTAAGCAACAACCTGTGGCGTTGGCAATCAACTGCAGTAAAGCTTTCTCAGTGTCGATTGGCAGTGGCGCTCGAGTCTTTAAAGTTGACAAAATAGCGTCGAACTCCCAAGGCTTATCAGATGCACCTTCTTTAATTACACTACTGTTAGCCATCAACGTGTCTGCTAGTTGTTTGAAGGTTACAGGCGCTCTGGAGTACTTACCGTAAATGTATTTTCGAGTCATGAACTGCAGTCTGCTAATTGCTGTCAGCTTAACAACACGTTCATCAGCAGGGATAGACCACTGACTCAGATACATAGGCCATTCCTTAAGCCACTCGATAATGCCGTACGAGGTCTCAAATCCCCATCGGACTTTTAGTTGCTGTTGACGGGCTAGGAATGCAGCAGCACCTGTTTTCAATGTTGGATCAAACTCCTGGTCGTAGTTTGTAGCCTCCAGCACGCACTGCATAGTTGGTAAGCTATTGCTCAACAGATCTACAGACGCAGTATAATTGGCACTCTGCACACGATCGTTGGTAAACTCAATTAACTTGCCAAACAGTACAAACTCCATTCGAGCACGCCACTGAGGTTTACTCCAACCTTGGAAGGTAATTTTGATAACTTTTACACTAGACATGCTAATTTCATAAAAGCCATCTGCTGCTGGAGCATCGGTAATATGCTTAGTCGCAACTACATCGCCAGCAGTATTATATCCTACAAAAGTGAAGTCTGTTGCCCAAGAGGACGTTTGCCGATCCCAGCGAATGTACAGCCCAAACAAGTCGTACGGTTGCGAGAATGTGAATTGAAATACAGTAGATACTCCATCCTCAATCGGATTAAGAGACCACCAGCCCATTTTATTTTGAGAGGTATTTTGATCGTTGACCGGTATAGAAGCTCCATCTAAGCACCATCTATTATGCTCTAGAGACAGCACCGGAGTATCAGGCGTCTTCTGGCGTTCGATGACATCGGATGCTTTCGTCCAGGGACAAGACGTTACCGAAGATACAGTCGTATTATCAGCAATCCCAGGAGGCGCTACGTCCAGCTCGACTCGTAGGTAGCCTGGGTACCGAAATTGAGCCTGGATAGCTTGCTTCCAAGCTGTTGATACAGGTAAGCTCATTACGCACCCTCTCCCGTGTCAATTACATTTGCAGAGCATTCAACGTACGCAGTCGGTACGCCGTTAGCGTCCACATCAAATGCTTTATCTGTTCTATCGCCGATGTAGCACTTACGCGTAATTTTCGTACCAGCGACTCTACTATAGTACGTAAAGTTGAAAAAGAAGTTTTGATCCCAGAAACGAATCATCTGTTCCCAAACATCTTTAGGCAGGTAATTCCACTGCATCTCTGTCTTGTCCTGGTCTCTGCCAATTTTTTGTGCTACGACAACTGCATTAGCATTACGACCAGAGTTGACTAGAGTTGCAATTAAGTTGGAACCAGATGCTTTATCTGGATTTGGAATGTTGATGACAGTCCCTCCATTGAGGGACTGCATCGAAAACATAGTTGAAGGTCTAGGCATTTAGGTACCTCCTAAAACTACAGGTTGTCTTCCTACAAGTGTCTTACCACGCTCGGATGCTTTGTATGTGTACGCGTCGAATTGCTCTTGGCCAATGTAAACATTTACTTGAGGAGTTGCAGAGCCTTGCATTGCTGCAATCTGAGCGAACTTGTTGAGCATCTGATCCATCTGCGGACTGTTGCCCAACGGAATGACTGCCTCATTATGTTTACCTTCGCCAATTAGAGCCATCGTCGGCTTCGTCACTACGCCGCCTGTTGCAAAGGGTGTGACTCTGCCACCACCGAAACCAGTGCGTTTACCATTGGCGCGTTTTGCGACCTCTGCAGTACGGTTGCCACCAAGCAGGCCGCCAGTTAAGTTGTACACGATCTGATTCCACAGCTCTGAGAAGAAGCTTGAGATAAAGCTAGCTAGAATTTCCCATCGCAGTCTCCACTTGAGCTTGAAAGCTTCCATCATCAACTGAACCAGCTCAAGCATAATCTCGCCCCAGTCCAAAGAGTCTAAGAAAGCTTTGATGTCAGCAAAAATTGCATCCCAGTCCGCATTAACTACAAAACCGACAGCGGCGTCGAGGAAGCCCTCAATCGTACGCTTCAAGGTATCGCCAAATGCAGCCCAGTCAATCTCTGCAAAGAACTGGTTCACGTACATGGCAATATCCTTACCAATAGCAATCCAGTTAATCTCAGAAATGAACTTACGCACACTGAGCACCATGGTATTGACAATCGTACCAATAGCTCTAATAGCAGCACTCCAGTCGATCTTACTGAGGAAAGCCGTTACGGCGCTTGCAATCTGACCAACAAAGGAGCACAGCAGGTTAGTTGCGCCAGCCCAGTCAACCTGTTGAATGGTCTTAGAGATCAACACGCCAAGGTTGCTTGCAAAAGTTGACCATTTCAACCCATCAACAAATCGTTGAGCTTCTACAACTGTATTGTTGATGAAGGTAACGATCTCTTTCTCTACTGCAGGCCAGTTGATCTTATCAACAAATGCGAGTAGCGCCTTGTTGATACCACTAAGACCTGTGAACAAAGTCAGCGATACGTCAGACCAAGGAATGTTGCCAAACAGACCAGCTACGTAGCCATACAGAGCGCTACCGACCTCTTCCCAGGGGAAGGTATTGACTGCTGTATAGACGGTGTAGAGTGCATTGGTCCACAGGTTGCCAAGTGTTGCGCCAATGCCGCCCCAGTCCAGAGTTGACACGAAGCCTCGAATGCCATCTGTAATGTTGGTAATTACACGCTCGATCTTGGCCATGAACTTTTCAGGCTTGGTGTTGTCGAACGCCCACTGGATGCCCTTGTTCATCAGGTTAGCAATCTCAGCACCGAAACCTTTAAAGTCTGCTTTCTTCCACATGTTGACCAGGCGTTGCATAAACCCGTCAGTGGACATCTGAATCTTGCTGCCATCCCAAGTCAGGCCAAACACTTCGAGAATAGCATCACGCACCTGGTTGGCTTTCATCCTAACCTTGTCAAACGAAGCAGACAAGCGCTCGATTTCAGCAAGCAGCTTAGGATCCATTTCGGTGCCAATACCACCGCCAGAGCCACCGCCAGAGCTCTTCGAAGCCTTTTCTTGCAGAATGTTCAACTCGTCAAATGGTGCTAGCAGATTGTCAATGTCCTTCTTAGCTGACGCAGCAGCATCACCAACGCCTTCAAGAGCATCAGCTTCATCTTCAGCAGCTCCAGCACCTGCAGTAATAGAAGAGTTGAAGGATCCAAAGTCTAGGCCAATCAAAGTACCAATGAAGGTAAGGATAACTCGAATGGCCATCACGATGCCGTTCAACAGCGGTAAAACTTTCTGAAGCACCGGAATGAAGAAGTTGCCAATAGCTCGAGCAAGTTGAGTGATCTGCTCCTTGAAGATACGAATCTGGTTGGCAGGGGACTCAATGGTGTTACTGAAGTCATTCATCGCATTTTTGGCTTGACGCATCATAGTAACATACCGCAGACCCTGTAGAGTAGCTTCGTTCATTTTAGCGGTGTTACCGTCCATGCCAAGAGACAGCGCTGTCTGCTTCAACGTAACAGCACGGATATCCATACCGTACTTACGTACAGCACGCGACATGCCCTGCATACCAGAAGCCAGGTTATTCTGAACAGTTTCAATGTCAACATTGAACAGCGAGGAGATGTCGTTTGCAGCCTTAGTTAAGCCCATAGACATCGTCTCAGCAGCCTTAGTGTTGCTACCTATAGCATCAGACATCTGATAGAAGTAGCCGACACTAGCGAGGACGTTGCTGGGGTCCATGCCGTACCATTCTTGCATAGCATCGACAAACTTCTGACCAACTTCAGCACTGTTGCCAAGTGCTACCTGGAACAAGTTCAAGTTCTCAGAGAAGTCAATACTTTGCTTGATAGCTTCAGCCAAGCTAACACCAATGCCAGCACCTACAATGTCCTTAAACGCATCCGCAACAGCTCCAGCAGCAGTTGACAGAGCCCCAAAACCTGTAGTCAGATTGCCGACAAGTTGAGTGGCTTTCCGAGCAAGATCAACAAAAGTGTTTAAACCATCGACAACAGCGTCAACTACTTTAAGAATTATGGTCAGCAACTTGTTGAGCTGATCGATATTCCACTGGATAAACTTTTTCCAAGCATTGTCAACCTTTTTGTACAGGTTGACCAACTGCTTGATCGCGTTGATAATGCCCCGAATAATTGCCAGAACCTGGCTAAGATCTGCAACTGTTGAAGCTCCGGCCAACGCGCCAATCGTATTACCGGAGTCGCCGCCGATAGCTCCAATAGCTCCAGTCAGAGCGTTACCGCCACCGCCTCCACTGCCTCCAGCAGCTACTGCTGGCAGTGCTTGGGGACCCTGAGCACTACTACCAGTAACCACTGGTAGTGCTCGTGAAGTGTCGTCTGCTGCTTGTTGAACACGCCTGAAAGCTGCTGCAACTTGACGCATAGCTGAAGCCATTGCGTTGACTTGGTACGTAGTCTGCTCATTGACGTCATTGAAATCAATGTACACAGTGCATAAGCTTCTAACAGCTTTCTGCAACTCCTTAGCAGCATCTACGGCCTGCTTCGTTGCTGCGCCAGTCTGAGTCATTGAAGTAAGACTGTCTTTCAGCTTATTAGCTTCAGATACAAGCTGGTTAATTCGCTGCTTCAAGAAGTCTAAACCCGAAGTATCGGGCTCAATCGACTGCTCTGATACAGCTTCCATCTGATATTGAGCTCGCTCCAATATTTTGATTGCTCGATCTGTAGCTCGTTGAAGATCTTCGGTACTACCTGTATATTCATATCTTACTTCTTCGTAATCAGTTGCCAACACTTCCACCTCCGTTCTTCTTAAACTGAGCTTCTCTGCGAAGGAACTCCTCAACATCAACCTCATATACATGCTTTTGAGGCTTACTTTGAGTTTGATCCATCTTATTGATAACGCTCTGCAGGGACTTAGGATGAGCTGCGCGCGAATAGTATCCAGCCCAGTAGCCTTGTTGAGCGGCTAGCTTTTGCTGATCCAGCAGTCTGATTGAGTAGCCGTCAACACAGGCGTTGAACTGGTCTAGACTCATATCTAATGTTTGCTCAGGCAGCAGACCAATTCTAAAGCCCAAGCTAAACAAGTCATTCCACGTTATTGTTGAGCAGTCGCTTCCTGCTCCGGCTGAGGGTTTGCGTTCTCAACCTCGTCATCTTTGATACCCATGATGCCTTGGATGACGGCCTTCAGCTGAAGCATCATCTGCTTCACGTTGTAGTGATCGAGGTACTCCTCCAGGAACTGCTGTTTTGTGTACTGCGTGCGTGCAGTAGGATTAGCGCACCAGAAGGCTTCATACAGAATGCCGACTTGATCCTCCAGAGGCATGTCGCCAATACTGGCAAACACTTCAGAGTACGGCTTATGGTTGTTCTGGCCCTGTACACGATATGCAACACGCAGTGTAGTAGCCAGCTCATAAGTCTCACCGCCCAGGACAACAGATTTGTACTTTTCCATGATATCCTCCAAATGTAATTTTGTAGTTTTGTTGAGAGGGCGCAACCTCTATGAAGTTGCGCCCTGCTGAATTGATTAGCCGCCACCGCCCCCGTTGGGCAGCGTCAGAGTGGTTGCACCGGAGCCAGAAATCTCAGACGTCAGAGAAATCTTGTCGTCCGGAGCAGCGCTGATGTCGAAGCTGGCCACATAGCCCGTACCTTCGAAGTACGTGGTATCGTCCAGGTAGATGCCAATCGTCAGCGGGTCACCGCTTTCGAATGCATCGTAGAACTGCTTCTGCGTACCACCAGCAGCCAGAGCTACAGTGCCGTCGATAGATGCAGTCCAGTCCTTGACAGCAGGCACCTTCTCCTTGTACTTCATACCGAACGCGAGAATCTCGATAATTTCCTTATCCAGATTCAGATCCACGCCGGAGATGTAAGCCAAAGTCTTCGCCGACGCGCCAGTGCCAACTTTAACGCTCGCGGTTAAACCGGTAAAAGGCTTTTCAGTCGCAGGCATTCAAATCACTCCTTTATAATGGTGTTAAAAGTTACTTGGAACTCGTGTAGCTTTTCAGGACTCCGACCCAAGTAAATCGGAGTACCAACCAGAAGAACATTCAACAGCTTATCGTCATGGTATCGATGCAAGATCTCCTTTGCTTTAGTAGCCCACTGCTGACCAATCTCGTAAGAGGTGTGACGAATCACAATCTTAACAATCGGTCGCAACATTGAGTTGTTGTGCTGGCTACCAAAGAACTCGGTACTCGTTGCCCCGTCGTACTCCATAACACCAACAATTGTGGTGCTTGTTGCGGGGAGATCTCCAATTACCTTAGGCCAAGCACTTGGCAGTAGATCGTAGATATACTCTGCAATCATTTAGGCTTCTTCAACCTCCTCCTGATACGACGTTTCATGTTGTACACTTCCTGCTTGAAGGGATCGCTAATGTAGTGCGCTTTGCCCTTGATAGGATGGTTGAACGTTGTATTCTCATGTTGAATGCCTGCATAATCGTAACCTGTCTCAGATTTTGCACTCGCACCAGCACGGATTCCTTGATGGCCTTTTGTATGCGTAGCATTCACATAGATCGAACGTTCCAGCTGTCCTGTCTTATAAGGAGCTTGAGCAACCGCTTTTGCTTTTATTGCAGCAGCCGTCTTGTCCAGCTCCTCATTGGGCACAGTTTCGAGCGTATTCAAAAACTTTTTCAAGTTCGTGATCGCTCGTTGCACACTAGCAGTACTAGTTGCTGACCTACCTTTAGACATAGCTCTCGTAACCTTCCGTACGACCAAGCTGGTTGGTGTACTCTTCAACTTCTAAGATAGCCTTACCATCGAAGCGGTCGTCAGCATTCACCTCGACGCTCTCGTCGGTAAAGTATCTTGTTGAGCTTCGGAGCACAGCACCGGTATTGGTCTGCACATCTCGAATAACTCTCTCACGACGACATCTAAGTTGACGAGGGGATTCGTAAATCACTTCGCCAAACTTATCCAGCTGAACATTTCCCCTACTGTCTCTCTTAGCACGTTCGAATGTGCAAGTCTGCTTCAGAAATTTCGTCATTCGACTCATACTGGCCTCCTTGCAATTCGGTAGCCACCTGACATGAACGGTTGAAGGAGTCGTGCTGCCTTCGCAGATACAATACCATACGAAGTAGTGGATCCCCGTCCCCAGGCACCAGAGCTTGTCTTTTCAGACAGGTTACCGATGCTGTACGACTCTACTCCCCATTGCCAAAGCTTTTCGTAAAATGCGGCGTCTTCTGAGGTCGAATCATCGGACAGCGCAATGGCGTTTTCAACCTGAGCAGCTTTGACACTGTTAGGCACTTCCGTGCTCGGACATCTTGGAAATGCAGTCTGTTGATCTGGTTGAGACTTGTGCCCTGAGAAGGGCAGAGCTTCGATTGATTCAAAGGATCGTTGCAGCAGCACTTCCTTGTCCTCATTACTCAACCCCTCCCAGGTAAACCGCAAGTCATCGGTTGAAAGGAAGTGCGTCGCAACGTACTCGTCTGCGTACGTAACGTCTACGTAGCCAATGTTCGCCACGCGCACTCACCTCCTTAGCCGTTGGACACGATCTGTGCAATCGGGATCAGCTTCGGATCGACAACGACCTTCCACTGAGCAGCCGTGCCCAGCTGAACATCGGACGGGGACGAGCAAACACCGTTCGACACAGTCGGCAGCGTGTAGCTGAAGCCGTTCGGATGCAGCGTCTCACGCAGTCTGGTTGCCAGTACGTTGTAGCCACCAGCAGTCAGAACGGTACGACTGACCTCGACAGGCGTGTCAACAGGGGCCTCAGCGAACTGGATTGCGTCAGCACCAAACAGGTACGTGGTGTAGTCCTTCGCAGTATTGTCCTTCGCATTCGTCGTAACAGGAACACCATCGTCAACAATGACAGTCATGCCATTGTAGTCCGCGATGTTGACAGCTCTCTGAATGCCGGCAGCATCGGTGTACTTCCGGAACTCCAGCAGCTGCTTCTTCGCAAGGTTGAGAGCAACCTTGGAGTGCATGATCGCCAGAGAGAAGATACCGGCGTTGTCGCCAACGGCCTTCTGGATCGCTTCGGCAGCAGACGCTTCGCTGAGCATGTTAGCTTCGCCAGCGGTACCACTCGAGCCAGTAAACACAATGCTGGTCTTGTGGTTCTGCCATGCATCCCAGTAATCGCTATTGTCATCAGTGATGGCAAAAATGCCCTTCATGATGCCGATCAGACGATTCTGGCGCTGCTTGTTCCAGTACTTCGCGACCTGAGCAGAAATCTGCTGCATCGGGTTGGCACCCGAGTTGAAGTCACGAATGAAGTCCTTGTCACGCCAAGCATGCATACGGCCGTAAACAACGCCAGTCTGAGAGCTGCCGGTCGGATCCGAAACAGTCATGTCAGTGGTGCCGTCGTAGTTATCAGCCGTGCCGCCGATCACATTGTAGAACGGAATCGTGTACAGGTTGGAACCGTTCGCAATCATACGAGCGATTTCACCGTTGCGCTGAACCGCACCGCTATCGATCATAGCAGTACGAGTGGGGTCCTGGGCCGCTTGCCAGTTCATCAGGAAAATTTCCTCATCAAACGGGTAACCAAGAAAAGTACCAGGCATTAAACTCACTCACCTTTCATAAATTTTTTGAAGATCTCAGGGTTAGCTTGCTTGAAAGCGATCTGTTGCGCAACGTCCAATTTCAGGAACGCATCACGCGTCGTCACACCTTCAAACTGGGTACCGCCGTCCTTACCCGTACCGGCAGGAGGAGTAGTCTGCTTAAACAGATAAGCCTTATCGGTCTTAAGCTGAGTCAGCATCTCATCCATACCAATAATCTTGTCGTGCTCGTCCATCGTAATCTTAGTCTTATCCAGCACACTGGAAGACCAGACCATCTCAGGATCCACGACCCCGGCTTCACGCAGCTTTGACAGTGCTGCATACTGCATCTTGACCCCACGAATAGCTTCGGCCGCCTGGTCCTTGTACTTCTGCTCTAAAGCAGCAGTATCTACCGGCTTTCCAGGCAGTCCTTCAGGATCATCAGGATCTGCCTTGGGTGGCTTAGGCATGCTGCCAGGCTCGCCGCTCAAACCAGCAAGTTGATCCCTCAGAGTGTTGCGCTGTGCAATAACCTTGTTCAGTCTAGTCCTAGGTACCAGATCGTAGTCAAAGTCATCGCCCAGAGCATCAGTCACCTGAGCATACATTTCCGGAGTCAAACTCTTCTTCAACGCATCAAGAAACGACATTGAAATTCCTCCCGTTTAACGCCCGTCGGCTCATTATTAGAAACTCTTAAAGAGTTATCTACTAAGTATAGCTAAACTCCAACACAATAATTGCGCCTGTTTCACCTATCACAGCGCTCTTCTCTTCTAAAAACAGAATCCGAACGATACGCCATAGCTGGTCTCACTGGGGCTGAAACTCTTGACGCTTCCGCTTTTATCCACATACTCGGTGTTACCAATATGGTTGTTATCTGTAGCGGGCGAACGTAGCCACCAGGACGACTTAGCCCCATTGTACGTTTTCAGGAGGTGGGTGCTTGTGGTGTAGTAGCTATACGCCGATCCTTCTACAACCGAATTGGCCCTATAGTCCACTTCATCGTCACTCAATATAAAAAGCTTATCTGCTGTAGATTCAGCTACCTTACTGTACTGCCCAACGCCGGTCAGCTTGGTAACTTCCCGGATCGCTTCCTGCACTTCAGCTGGCATCTTCTTCAGAATCGCCGGTAACGTACTCGTGCGCATAGCCATAGTCTTCCAGTTGTTGTTACCGGCTGACCCGTGCATCTTCGCCTGCGAATAGCAATCGTGCAGCTGGAATGTCAGCGGAGCCTTGCCCGAGCCGTCGGCATAATCGTCGTGGTTCTTGCCGATGATGTCGATTGCGTAGGTCTTTTTGTTAATCGTCATGTTGCAGCTGTCGCCGACGTTCCATGTGTTGGGAACTTGTTTCTCTTGACAGGCCTTAATAATTGCAGCCCAGCTGTTATTTCCGAACACGGGGTCGATCATGACCAAATCTACATTAGCTGTCCCAACCACAACATCTGCCGTCTTTGTTGTGCTTGCTGTCGCTGCTGTTACCGTCCATGTTCCAACCTCATCGACTATCAACGTGCAGTTTCCACTCGCATCCGCCGTCCCAGAAACCGTCTTGCTACCCTTCGTGGCTGTGACCGTCGCACCCGCGCTGGTCGTGACGACGATCTGCAAATCGGGCGCGCCCTCGATGGCCTGCACCGCGCTCACGAACCCATCCGGGAACGCAAGCTGTGCGGACGTACCACCTTTCTCCCGAATAGCTGATGCAACCTTTGTCAGGTCAGCCGTGTTTGTCAGGTATTCCGCCATTAGAAGCTACCTCCATTCGCGTTTGCGATCTCTACAGCCGCCCATGCCCCATTTACTACTCGCAAGAATTTTCCATTATCAGCGGTTGTAACAGACGGTACACCTTCTGGGATTTTCACTGTTTTCGTCGCGCTTCCGTCGTAGCTCGTCGTTGTATTGCCGATCTTGATGTTGAGTGCATTCGGATTCGGGAGGTACTCCGGAATCGTTGGTATATCCTCGCTACTTGCCAGCATTCCGGTTTCTGCCAACCAAGCAGACCCGTCGTATTGCACAAGCGCAAAATCGGGCCCGATCAACGCTATAAATCCAAGTGCCACTTGGTTTGATTGCTTAAAACCTATGACCATCGGGGCCACTAATGGATAGCCAATATCGGGTTTGAGGTTCACAATTGCATACACTGCATACCCTGCCGCATATGCCGCATACACTTCCTCAGCCGTTTTGTCGGCAGTTGCAGTATTGTTGTCTCCTTGTGTCACTGTCACATAAAATGGGCTCTTCACTTCGCCGGTCGCGCCGTCGACAGACGTGACAGGTGCTTCCGTCAGATAATCCGTACCTGGCGTGGCGGCGCTGACTCCGCCCGCGCCGTCACCCTTCAGCAGATTGGAAGTTACCGGCACTGGCGTAGTAACAACCTTGCCCTCAACTGGATTCCCAGCTGCGTCATGTGCAGTTACGCCCTTCAGCAGTGTATTCTCTGTTACAGTGTCCTGTGTGAGATCCAGCTTTACTTCGCCGTTGATTTCAACCTTGTTGACTGCCACGATCAATCACCTACTTTCAGTGTCTGGCCTCCCTGAGCGTTATCGGTGTAGGTGACAGGAATTGCAGCTACTGTAACCGAGGACAGAAAGTTGTACGTCGGGCTGTCAGGCGTGATTTCCTGACTGGCAAAGGTAGGCGTTACAGTCTTCGCCTGAGGCTTTGCGCCTTCCGTACCACTCATACTGCCCTCTACACCAAAGAGTGTGATACCCTGGCGAATGTTCCCAGGAATAAGTTTTGCAGCTTCAGTCGCATCAAGAGTCGCATCACCTGATCCATCATGGAAGCCCATCGGAATAGATACAGGAGTATTTTTGTCAGCAATCTTCAGGTGCTTTGCCCCGTTATTGGGCATTGTACCAGTAACCTTCGCGCCTGCAACATAGGCTGTTTTATCCTTGAGAATCTCAGCAGCTGCTGCAGTAGCATCGCTGGTATCAGCGTCCTTCGTACTGGTACCAACAATAGGTGCACCAGATCTGTCATGAGCTTTAATGCCCTCAGCCAGCTTATCAGGAGTGACATCGTCCTGAGTAAGGTCAAGTTTGACCTCGGTACCAATGATAACCTTATTTACATATTGATTAGCCATAGTACTCCTCCCCTATGATAAGTGTCTTTCCATCAGCTGTGTTCGAGACCTCAAACTGTGGAATTTTACGAATAGTCACGTCCTTAGACATAACCATATTCTGTGTAGCCATAACTTTATCGTTGTAAGTTGAAGGGGTCACTTCGTAATCACCCTCATACTTCTCACCAACTACATTGATCAACGACACATCCTGCAGCTGTACCTGAATTGTACTCGGTGCAGCTACATGGACATTGATCTCAGATTGTCCGGTCAGGTTGATCTCAATGCTCAATCACAGCACCTCCCTAGATGTGCTAGCCTCCACATTGATCGGATCTGCCAACGTACCACGCACAACATCGGGAGAGCCTGGAAACTTGATTCGGACAATTACCTTCAAGCTAGACTTCGGACTTAACTTAAAAGTCTCATGTTGAGACAAGTACAGCTGATAGCACTCGTCTCGGTACTCAACATCTCCAGGATAGTACTTCAACAAATTACCCAGACTAAATTCGATGGTTTCGACATTAGCAGGGAGTATCTCAGTCTTATCTACAAGAAGCTTGAAGGGCAAGTAGTAAGCATCGCCCTGCATAATGGTCATATTACTCACCATCCTCCATATTAGTTGCAGATCTAAAATTATTCAGACCTGTTACGGAGCCCTTAGCGGAGCTATTAACACCGGTACCATCTTGCGGCCCAGGGTGGTTCGGGTCTTCCACCGCGTCTGGTTGAAGAAGCTTTCTTTCGTCTAGGATCATTTGAATCCACTGCTTAGCCTCGTCGTTCGATCTTTTGAAATACTCCATGATAGCCTTTTCCAAAGGCATCATCTGAGCTGCACCAGATGCCAGCTTAGCATTCTCAATGTTCTCACGCGGATCATCGGGCAGACCATCAGACCACAGTACCGAAATGTTCTCATACTGAAGCTGCTTGCTCAAACTTGCGAACAGTTGACGAACTGGCCGAGTTAGAGCGTTAGCAATTCGACGAGCTTTTGCAAGAGGGTTGACCATCTTGAAACGCATCGCAGTACCACTAATTGCCTGGCTGGATCCATCTTGTCCACCAAGCAGAGCAGCGCCCATCTCACTCAAGATATACAGCTGGTTGATCAAGAACTCAAGCTGCTTGAATGCACTCGTAAGCTGACCATCCCAGGTCATGTACTTTGGCTGCTCCTCACCAGGAGACACAGCAAAGAACTTACCACTGTGCAGATGGTACTCGCCAGTTCGAGCATCGCATTCCAGCATCGAGACAGGACCTGTGATGTTAGGATCAGCATGCTTATCCAGGATAGCAGAAATCTGACCAACACGGGCCATAATCTCCGCGAGAATGCTGTCCAGCGGCATGTAGTCGTCATAGCCATACACGCTATTGGAGGTTGAGAATGCTCGAATATGTTGAACAGCGCAGCGATCCAGCCCAGTAGAGGTCCAACCGCTGCTAACCTGATCCAGAATTACGCTGCCAGACTCGTTCATCTTGTAGATGCGAGTTTCGTATCGGCCAACCTCAGAAGGAGCTGTGCTATGAATCTGGACATGCAAGTACCAATCAGGTTTAGCCGGATCGCCGGTGATATTCTCACGCCAGCACAGGCAGTGTGCCATAATGCTGTTAGTACCGTCCTGCCGAACTACAGGATACCACTGAGCAGGATCCCAGCAAGTAAAATTGTAGTTGCCATCGTAGTCTAAGTACAAACGCCACACTGCATCGCCGTAACGACTAATGTCGATTACAGTTGAGTACACCTTGGCGTCAAAATCGGAAGTATCACGAACGTTACGAATAGTCTCATTCTCTTCAGCGGATGCACCAGAGATGTTGGGATGCTCACCGCAAACAAGGTCCGCCATTTTGAGAGACATCAATCGCTGGTAGTTGAGAAGAGTTGGGAAGGACACAACGTCTTCAAAATTGCCGATCACCTGCGAGATACGCTTCGCGCACTGAATGTAGCAGTTGATACTATCTACCTGATGCAAATCATGCGTACGAAATGCAGGGTCTGCAAAATGGTCACCGTCAAACAGTTGAGCATTCTGGCAGTAACGCATTACACGAGGCATCTCACAAACCGGAGGAAAGCTCTGCCCCGGCTTCAACCAATCAAAATTATAGAGCATACACTTCACTCCTTAAACTTTATAGACACCAGACATGCCATTCAAAGACTCGGTGTACAGAGCGTATCGGTCAGTATCGCAAGCATGGTCATGCTCTTTCAAAGGCTTGTCTAAGCCTACTCGTTGAGCATTTGGATCCCACACATACGATGCATATTCCTGCTCAGTGTTGACACAGGACTTATCGATAAAGTACTTACCGCATGTCAGGCGAGTTGCGACGTGTCTGATACCGCTGATAACGTCATTATCAGCATTCAGCACGCGATATCCAAGGCGCATCAAAGCTACTTTCCACGAAGCCGCTGACGGGTCGCAGTACACAGCCCACGGCTTAATGCCGTCGAGCCATTTCTGGAACTCTACAACGAACTCAGCGTCGGTTAGCTGTTTTTTGCGCTTCTTAGCATCGTAGTAGAACTCACGAACCTTTAGCATCAACGGCATTCCAGATCTATCAGTGTCTGGGAACTTAGCATACAAGCCCCAAGACATGACAGTTGAGGTGCCGTAGTCGCAACCAACCAACCAGCGAATAGCACTCGGATGCACACCACTCTGCTCAATGTACTTAGCAGTGTCAATCATGTGCTTATCTGTTGCGAACATATCGTACACGCGGCCTTCTGCAGCAACCCAGTTGCCCAGAATCATGCGCTCGTACCAGACGCCAGTGTACATCTGCTTCAGGTCTTCAATGTAGGACTGACTCAAGCTGAGATTGTCCTCCATCAAGAACTTCCAGACTTTCTTGTTGGTGATCTTTGGATTCGTGATGTAATCGGTGTAAAACCAGTGATAAGGACTATCCGGGTTACAGTTACAGAAGCACATCGCTCCCTCAACTGATAGACGAGCCATCAACTGGTTGAACACGCTCTGTGGGTACAAGTTAACCTCGTCACACAGAGCCCCAGCAAAAGTTGCGCCTCGAATCTTGGACTCAGCGTCCTCATTGTTAGCGCCGAAACAGTACACGCGTCTGTTGAAGATACGCAACTCGCCCTGCTGTCGATTCGTCCATTTATAGTTTTGAATGCCTACAGTGTCAAACAGGTCATTCAAAACATTTCGCTGTAAGGTGGCTGTCGTTCGCCCGAGCATGGCGACATCTCCAGGAGGGCCAGAGATCAAGTACGACAGCCACCGGACAGTACATGAAATCGTCTTTGACGAACGAACTGCTCCATGAGCTATGTTCAACTTCGCATCAGAGTTGCGAATAAAATCCAGGGCCTTAGGCGAAAATGGTTTCCAATCAACCATTATGCACCACTGCCTCGAATCGCTTCAGTCAGAGCTCTCAGCCCCGTAACAGCAGCATCCTCAGGACCATTCAGCATGCGATCCACTTCAGACATGGTCTTTACAGCCTGACGAATCTCACCACCAAGACCAATGTACAGGTCAGTCATCGGCTTAGTGAGCATCTTGGCCATCTGGATCTGCAAATCCTGATCCTCTTCCGGAATGTTACTGGTTCGAGCCAGCTTGTTGATCCTGCGACCCATCGCTTTCAGAGTCACAAGGTACTCGCGGCTGACAGCCTCCAGCATGTCCATCTCACGCAGCTTAGCTCTACGCACCAGGCTGTCACGAGTCGGTTGCGCGGGTTGAGTTGAGGGAACGTCCGTCACGAGAACGCCGGGCTCGAACTTGTCGAACTCACTCGGCTGAGTAGCCTCAATGACCTCGACGTCCTCAGGCCGAACCAGCGGAGTATGATACAGAGCGTGCAGCTTAAGCTCGTTAGTCGAAACGCCATACTCTTCAGCAATGCTCTCAACAGTAATGCCTTTTTCCTTATCAGTCAACTCCAGCAGCATATTCTCAATGTCTGCTCGCTGGCTATGTTGACAAACTCTACACATAAGCTCACACTCCCTTCAGTTCAAAATTTAGTGTTGAATTCATGCAAATTGTCCTTGCATCTTCCTCAATTCTATTATATAATAAAGATGAGCAAAATGCAAGTAAACTGAAAGAAATTTTTTCAGAAATTATACTTTTAATGTTTCGCAAAGCTAGAATGAAAGGAGTGCTTTTATTGTACTCTAGAACAATGTACAGAGATATCGCTGGTGGAAATCCTGTTGGAGCTCGCCTATTCCAGGATCTAAACGAGCATTGGGTTGAATGGTTGAGGATTGTGTCCGAGAGCCTCTGGATCCGAGGCTGGTCTAGGTCCAAGCTCTTTCTCGAGCCAGACAGCTCTAATATTGACTGGAGGGCAACACCAAATGGCGTTATGTTGAAGGATCTAAGACTAGGACTGCTCTGCGGGAATACTCCGGGAGTCGCAGCGGTTGCGCACACTATACTACTCGAAGCTACCTGGAATGTAGGCTTCCTTGGACTCGAGCAGTCGGATTCGGAGAACTTTACCCGACTTGTTTGGTTGAGAGGTACTAAGCTCGGTCATGGAAACCGAGCAACCGGAACGCAGATCTCTAGCATGCGCGACCTGCAGGCTCCCATCTGCATTCCTGCAGAATATGGCTCGCTAGATCGCTGGCTGTACCCCATGTGGCTACACGCTCATCGTTGAGGGGGGTTGAACGGTTGAGGGGGGGGTTGAAGGGGAGAACCCCGGAATTTTTTCTCGGGGTACCGGCTCTACAATTTGTGAAATTTAGGCACTGGGAATTTTTCTGGTAACACCTGTTCTAAAAATTTCGAAATGTTTTAGCAGGTAAAACCCTACATTACTGCATTAGTGTAGTATAGTAGTACTCAAACAAATGGTAAAATAGATAAAAAACAGCACTGCTCTTTATGTAAAAGTTCACAGGAAATTTCGGGAAAAAGGCTTGATTTTTTTCGAAACTGATACTATAATATGGATGTAAGATAAAGAAAGAGAGTACAAAAGAACAACAAAAAAAGTTGAAAAAGTACTTGATTTCTGGATCAAAAGAGACTATAATATGGATGTAAGATGAAGGGAGGACATCACAGATCAGTCAACCGGACGCAGTTCCGGCCTGGGTCAGTCAGGCGGCACCTTGAAAATTGAATAGCAACTCAGCACTGAGCACAGGGGCTCCAACCCTTATGCTGAGCGAGCAGCCACAGAGCTTGCGAGGACCTCACATAGGAAGCTAGAGCGGTGCGTACGGTGCGGAGGAGTTGAGACGTACAGCCAAGTAGCCTAAGAGCAGGTACCAAATGCGCTCCGTATCATGCAGAACTCCAACCTAGCATGAAGGTGAAAGCGGGCGACGTTAGCTGTCACATCAGATCTCAACAGGTGTGACATGAACCGTCTAAAAGAACCTCGCGTGAGCACCCACGCGAGCTAACGCATGAGAGAGTCGTAAATGCTCATGCAGGTGCAGGTCTATACATTGTAAACGTAAAGGCCAAGTACGCTAAGGGCAGGTACCAAATGTGCCCTGAACTGCCTGGAACTCCACACCTATGGCAGAGCAGAAAGCAGGCGACGTTAGCTACTACGGAACTACAGCAAAGAGAACCCCATCGCACTGGAAGGGTCGTCCGTAGCATGAATCGTCTAAAAGAACTACACTCGGGTCTGGAGTGTGCCTGACGTATGTGAATCGTAAATGCACATACACTGACCAAGGTTCTAGCGAGGCATCCCATCAAAAGCCTCGCCCCATTAAGTAAGGGCTGCTAGTCCCTAAACCACCTAGCATTTGAAAGGAGTCATTATGTCTAAGAAGAACA